TTTTCTATTTTATCCACAGTATTACTTAATCTGTCAAGCTCAGCCTTATGTTCTTCTCTTTCTGTAAGAAACTTCTGGGTAGCTTGACGAGATAATCTATGTCTATTTAGGGCGTCTTTATCTGTGGCTAAAAGTGCCTTCGAATGTATATCCCTAACAAAACGAGGGTCTTCGGTTTGTACTTTACTCATCCAATGCTATTGCCCTTAAATCTTTCACTTTAGGAACTTTTAATGTGCTAGAAGAAAGTAAACATAACTTAATTGAAAATGTTTTAAATTTCTTATAATTAGTTCCACTGTCATCTGTATAATCAATTGAATCCCCAGGAGACCTATATATAAGCTCTTTATAATCATCTTCGTTCAAAGAATGAACAGAAGTAGCTGTTTCTTGTGTTAATTGTATATAGTCTCTATCATCGAATGATGATGGATCATCTGGACTCAATACTTTTGCATACACGTGTATTACTGCAGTTTCTGGTTTATAAGCACTAATAATAACTTTTATATCTTCTGCTTCAAAACCATCTTCAAGATTAACTTTTCTTGTAATATATTTAGCGTTAATAGGTCCACCTTGTGGATCTAATTCACTGCTAATAACAACATTTGCGTAGTTACTGCCAGTATGTCCCGAATCTGTTATTACTACCGTTGGTGTTGCAGTATATCCAGAGCCTCCATTAGTAATTGTTGTATCAGTAATTAATCCTGCAGCAACTGTTAAATCCATTGTAGCGCCTGTACCATTCCCTCCAGAAATAGTTGCAACAGCTGAAGATGTATAACTCGCTCCTGCATTAACTATATATACCTGTCCATCTGCAATGGCAGCATTATCAACATCATTTTCAATAGTAGTTAAACTAAATCTTGAAAGATCAATCATCGGAGAAACAAATTTTGAAGTAGAACGAATTGTAATATGAGCACTAAAACAATTTGCTGTATTTGCCTTCATCATCATTCGTTCTTCCGGATAAACATTTTTATCTCTTTCGCCTGTCACATAATTTGTTGTTGAATATCCTCCAGCCGTATTAGTAGTCTTATATGCAAATCCAACTGTTGAACTATCAAATTGCATTAGTGATGAATTAAATTTATAAACATCAGAATAAACATTAGTTGTTGCTGCTGATTGACTAGATGTATTAGACATCAAGATTATATTACCTTGATTTATTGTAGTAAAATGACATCTATTAACTCTCATCATTAATGATTCACCCGGAGATGTTTGTGGCATACCAGCATTAGTTGGCAAATATAATGTTTCAATATTTGGTTGTTTCGGTATTCTGATATTAGGACTAATCGATGTTGTGCTCAATGGACTCAATCCTTGTATTGCTGTCCATAATTGATATTCAGAACTATTTGAAATAATAACTAATGCATACTCATCACCTGGTAAATATACTGGCGCTGGAAATTCAAATGTAGTATAATGAGATGTATTTGCTGAATCTGGCGCGGTCAGAACAGTATTAATTTCTTCAGGCCTCTTCGAAATTTCTGCATGTGGAATAATGGTACCTGAACTTGGATAACCATTAATCATTGGTCTAATTTGTAATGTTACAGTTAATTGCGGTGTTGAACTATTAGCAGTTGCCTTTTGTCTAAACCATAAATCTACTGATTTAATAAAAGCACCTTCTGGAAAATTACTCTTATTAACTAAAAATGTTTGAGTCATGGGATCCATCCATCCGGATGATCCTTCAACTCTATTAATAGGACTAGATATTACATTTTCATTAGTAACATCTTCTCTTCGCGAAATAGACGGCCTAGTTGAAACTGAAGTAGGTTCTCTACCATCTACCATTCCTCTTGCATGAAAAGTACATTCTGCTGCCATAGTAGAACTTGAAACTACATCAGATTCATGATCTGTAACTCTTAATAATCTTTCACCTGACTTATGAGCATATGCTGGCACAGAAAGAACTCCAGCAAATTCACCAGCCTGGTTAGATGCCATATAATCTGCTTGACCTTTTGTTGGAACAGTTCTATTTGATATAACTCCTGTTACTCCGCTATTTGAAGTAAGAATAGTTGTTGAACCTGGTGAAAAACTTTGATCTATATCGGCATTATCACCATTTTGATCTACTGCTTTAATTACTTTAATATATGCGGTCGCGGTTCCACCTGAAGTAGTTAATTTTGGTAATATAACTTGCGCAACATTTGAACCTTCAGATATTGTTTCACCTAACTTCAAATGTTTGTCTGTATCAACACCATTAAGTGTTACAAAAGGCATTGGATAAACATTAGCTGTTACATTATCACCATCGAAGAATATGTAAACATTTGTTACAGGCTTTACTCCTTTAGCTACAAAATAAATTCTTTGATCATCTGGAGCATATTGTGAATTAAGCTCATGAGCACGCAACCAGAAAGTCACAGAAATATCTGTAACCTTATTACCAAGTGATCTTTTAATTGAATCTGGAATATTTTTTGAAGTTATGCCTTTTCGTGTTTGTCCTTGTGAAATAAGATTTGCTTTTCTTATTCCGCTAGAAGTAGAGCCGGCGTCTTTAACACTTATTTCTGGTTCTGGATTAATTTGTTCACCATGCCAATTCTTAGTCCAGTTATCCCACTGTGATCCATGACCCCCTCTATATGCACCAAATTGCCAGTTATCATTTACACCTTCTATATTAACTAATACTTCCGGTCTTGTGTTAGTATCATACCATAAATCAGAATCCGGATATGTTTTAACACCGCCAGAAAATTGAGCCAAGGCAAATGGATTAATTGCTTTATAAGTACTTGCTAAAGGTTGGTTAACCAAATTAGCAGATGTAAAAGGCAATGTTACTAATTCTTTTCCGGGTAAATGCCAAGAAACATTATTACTAGATCCGCCTGTCATATAAAAAGAATAATTATCTGTTTTAAATGGAGCTCTTAATTCATTTCTTTCTATATCAATTGAACATCTATAATCATTATTAATTACATCACCAACTGAATGTCCTTTAAATCCATCTACTAAAATTCCATTTTTAAATCTATCACCAGCAGGATTGAAAAGCGAATCTTGTGTTGATCCACCAGAAATAGATGAAGCAGCTGCCTCTTTTTCCAACATTGATAATGCAGTATAATATTCTAAATTTTCAATTCTTTTTTCTAATTTACCAATATCTCTCATTGTATAACGTCTATTATCAATATACTTTGTTTTAACATCATCCGTACTAAAAGTATATGGCGGAATAGTTAACGTATACAATGTCATGGAATCATCATCATCCGGAGGAGAAATTGGTTCTAATGCTGGGATTCCTTTAATTACTCTAAATTTCTTATCTTTAGATAAAGCCAATTTATCTTTACGACCCAAATAATATTGTGTATTAAATTGTAATGTATATTCCGGATCCGGTGTTCCACCGGCAGAACCTAACTGCGAAGATGGAATTGCTTCGTTATTAGATGTCATATCATTTGTCGTGTTAGAACCTTTATCGTTATTTGCTGAATAACGTGTAGGTCTAAAATCTATACAATCCCTTAATTGTATTTCTTGACCAGTTGTAGGACTTGTATATTTTGAAATAGCAGAAAAATCAAACCCTTTTCTTTTAACACCATCTAAGCCATAATGATAGCCGGTATTAGAACTTACATCTGCATATGATGCAATTGAAAAATAACCTGCGAGAGCATCTTGAATTGGAGGTGTCAAAGCCGGATTACTAAAATGATCAACAATTGCTAATACTTGTCCTTTCGGAGAAGGGCTTCCAGGTTTTAATATAATAGAAGACCAATCATAATAATTATCTCGTTGTCCATTATCTAAATCATAATTACTAGTAATATCTGAGGCAGTTGTTGAAGTCACTTCATCAAGCGCAGTTAACATTGCTGAACTTACAGGAGCTGCAGGATCTCCGGAATCAATTATATATACCAAATTAACAACATCAGAAATCATTAAATTATCTTTTTTGCCAGCAACTTTATTAGGAGTAGCAAAATGTACTTGTCCTTTAGATATATCTGAATTAGAAGACAAGTTGGTTGTATTCCCAATTGTTAATGTTTTAGATCTTGGCGAAGCATTTGCTGTTCTAATAGTTGATGTTACTTCAACTTGATATGCTCCATTTTTTGAATTTAAATTTAATGTTGTTTGAGTCGAACTATCAATAGTTGCTGTTCTACCTGTAGCATTATCAAAATTTAATATCTGCCCTTCAGTTAATTCTTCACCTGATATATTATCAATAGGGGGATTAGACGGATCATCAATTGTTTTTATAGTTACTGTATATAATTCTTTTGCTGTTGATGCGGGTTGTGCACCAGACCCTATAAAGGTACCAGCACTAGTTGACACAGTGGTCGTGCCTGCAATCGGTACAGAAACTACTTGAACTGTTTTAAATGTATAAGTAACCCCATCAGGTATAGTGGCCAAAGGTGAAAATGGTAATTGAAATAATAATGTATTTTTACTTACCCCAGATAATAGAGCTGTTCCTTCAGGATCATTATTAAATTTTGATAACTTATCAATATCTGCTTGTGTTGTTTTTACAACATGAGTATTATTAGCAGCATTTAATTGATCAATAGCAGTATGTTTTACAATTAACGATCCTAAATCTTGAAATTTAAAAGAAATAGTAAATGATGAATTTGATAATACCTTTTGTGATAGAGCAGTATTAGCTTTAATGGTATGTTGTGAACCTATAGCAATATATTCCGCAACAGTAACAGTATCACTTGAAACAGTAGAGCCATTTGTAGTATTAACAGTTAATGTTGCACCTTTATATGCGCCATTTGCATAAGATGTGAGGCGCGCCGGTACGCCAATAGTTGTTAAATCATCACCTTCACCGGACACCTCGCCAGCGATAGTTTGATTTAAACGTATATCATATATTCGTGAAGAATATACAGAATGATAATGTGAAGTATTAGATGAAGATAAATCTGCTTGTTCCCAATCAAACGATCTTACTCTAGCTGTTCCCATTTTTGTTTGATTGTATTTTGTTAATGCATTAGTATCATTAGACATAGCATTAACAGCAGCGGAAGGACAACAATGCAAATCTACAAGTTCATGTTTAGAGATATCAAAAGAACCTAAAACATTTTTAAGATATAAGGAATTACCATAATCTGATGCGATGATATAATCTGATACATTTGCAGTATCACGACCTCTTTCTACATCAATATATTGTGTTGCAATACTTTCATATTCATAACCTTTTACATATGCTTTTCCTGCTTCTAATCCTACTGAAAATAAAGCAGTATTACCTTGTTTATGAGGTTTTAATTGAATCCCAAACGGCCGAACTGTATACGAACCTGATTCATCATATGTTCTTCGTGCTAATGTTTTTTCAAGTTCACCATACATTGGGAATTTAGTTTCGGAAACCTTTACACCCTCTTCCATCCTAACTAATTCTATAAATTTTTCCCCAGCAAATTCTGTAATAGTATCAGAAGTTTTTGTAGTAGTTCCATCTGTGGCAACTACTTCAGTTACAATATCTAAAGATGTTAACGTCAAAAGCATTTTAAATCTGTCGGCACCAGGCGCGGCATAATTAGCAGTACCCTGTGCGTTATCTAAAATAGACGGATCATCATCTGTTTGAACAATAGATTCTGTTACTGTTAATCCAATTCTTTTGGTTGGGAAGTTACTATACTTGGCTAAGGCAACAGTTTGCGCGAGAACTATAACAAAATATCCACTTACATAAAAACATCCTTCTGTAATACTTGCAAGAGAAGCTGTATTTTGAGCATATGCAACACCAGAAGTTCCACTTAAACTGACTGTATTAGCTTGTGTTGGTGTTGTTTCTAAAGTGGAAATTGTTTCACCATCTAGAAAATTTCCACCACCCAATTTAGAAAAAATTAATGTGGGTTGATCTGATACAGTAACAGCTTCGGCTTGAATAACTAAACCTTTTGCTCCTGAAGTTTCACCTGTAATAGTTTTTCCCGCAAATGAACCTATTGTAACATCTGCATTATCAAATGCGGATTCTAACTTTAAAGAATTAACTTGTGTATTGAGTGTTACATCCCCACCGAAAACTTTGCTGCCTTCTTTGAAGATATGATCACCAAACCTGGTAACTTGCTCCTGCAAGATGGTTTGCATTTGGGTAAGTTCCCTTGCCTGAACAGCAAAACCAGGTCTGAATAAAACTCTATGAAAGTTTTTATCTTTATCATAGTCATCATAGTATGGTGCAATGTTAAAATTAGTTTTTACGCCTGACACTTATATCTCTTTCAGTTAAATTATTAGAAGTTAATTATCAACTTAACATCTTCAATTTGGTCACTTGCTCTTGAAATTGGTGATCTATTTTCAACATATAAAATATCACCAGTATATTGTTTTAAGTCAGGTCCTTCAATAGCACTTGTATTAGCAGTTGTTGCACCACCGGATACAGTTAAAGCTTCATTAGATTGAAAAGAACCTGCTGTTTCGTCCCAACCATCTGAAGCATTTGAACCTTTAGTAACTTGAGACAATCTCAACTTACTTGTGCCTGAAGTCCAATCAACCACTCTTCCGGTTGCACCTGATACTGACCCTGTTACCAATTGATCAGAAGCATATGCAGATCCAGAAAAGGATTGTACTGTAATTCTAAGTGCCTGGTCAGCTAATGAAATTGTTGCTGGTATTCCTAAATCGTTATCTTGAGTAGTATTAGCAGCATTTGGATGCGAAATTAAACCAATTTTTCTAAAGTCATTGGCAACGGTAAATTCACCAGACTCGTCATTTTCAAGCCTTACATTAACCATAACATTATAACCACCTAATTCTTCAGTTGAATCAAAGCCATGACCACCTTTTGGTTCAATAACAGCCTGAACTGTTGCATCATCTGTATTCCAAGAATTATTTGCTAATACATTAACAATAGCATTTGTATATCCTGAACCTGCGGCTATTGTTACAACATCAGTTAACCCTGAAGTATTAGTTCCATTTGCTCTTGCATTCGCAGATTCGCCGTCACCTAAGATTTGTAATCTAGGTGCAACTTGAAAACTATCACCTTGTCCAGCTGCAGCCGAAGTAGCAGGTGCAAAAGTAATAACTTTTGTGCTACCAACATAATCTGTAATAGTTCCGCCTTGTCCTTCAGCGTCACCTGATGTAAAGAAAATATCTGAACCAATATAGATATTATCTGCAGCACTAGCAGTACTGTGAATACGAACAGAAGTAGTCGTATGTGAATATGCACTTCCAAAACCATTATCTAATGTGTTTGTTTCAAAAATCAAATATTCCACACCGCCAACTGTTCCGTTAGCAGTTTTTCTATAAATGTTAACAGCACCATCCACAGCACTGTTTTCAACAGCTCTCTGTAAGGTGTTTTCCTGTGTGGCCGAAGCCATAACAGTATTTTGATAACGTACTTGTTGTACTGGAATATAATTGGTTGTTACAAATTTCAGTGCCGAAGCAGCAGAAATTGTAAACATATATTTCCATTTATAACCATCAGAACCTGGTGTAACAATAGTTGTTGCTTGACCAATTGGTTTTGCTAAACTATTACCCCCAGTGTTATTATTTGCTAAACACTTATATACATTATATTCATCTGTTAAGACATAAAAAGAATTTGCGAGCATAGTATTTTCACTATTATTATAAGCGAAATATGGTGTATTGTTTGCCCAATTATATCTAGGAATACAATGTGTTACATCAGTAGATACAACTTTTTTAGCTGCAATCATATCTTTCCAATGATTATAATAAGTATTTGAAACTGAATCGGTGGGTGTAGGAGGTACTGTGTCTGTATCTGCCGCCGCGGCTCCTGCTACATTAGCCCAGTTCTGGACACCACCGATAAAAAGATACATATTAGATTCTAAGTATGTATCGCCCGCGACTGTGTTCGCAAAAGTCGTCATTCCGCGATCTTCGTCAAAAGACTCCCGAAACTGTCTTGCATTGAACATTCTAAATTTATTTGTTACTAAAGCCGGCATTCGATAACTCCAATCTTTTATTAATTAATTACTCTAAAACATGTTGAGCAACACCATCAATTCGTCCTTCCGGGAAGTATTTATTGGCTCGCTCATGAACGTTAAACGTTTGTGTTGTATAATTACCTACAATATATTTAGCATCAAATTTACTGTAAATATTCATTCGTTCCCTATAATTACTACCTGTATTTATAAGGTTTTCATATAAGAGATAGTCATTCTCGATTTTCAACTTACCCATAGTGGATGTTGCATCAGTTGTGCCGTCTTCCACTAATAATTCATCACCATCTTCGAGAAGCATCCCATCTTCTTCTTCTAATATAATATTTATATCATCAAATAGTATAGTCGACCCAGAAACAATATTTTCAACCGGTGTCGGATTCTGTAAGAAGGTTAATTCTAGGCTTAAGCCTGCGTATTCTCCAACTTCGTCATAGTCATACACATCACCAATGCGCGGAACTGTTGAAATTGGACAATATGTTCTCCACGGCCAACTGTACTTGACTTTATCCCATGTTGGCGAATATGTACCATGAATAGGTGTATTCGCTGTTATTAATAATGTTTGTTCGGTTCCTTGTTGTCCGCCAAGTGTTTTTCCGATTATATTAAGTGGGTGATTACTATAAGCCACATTTAATTTTACAGAGGCATCTCTATAGTCAACATAAAGTGTTGTATCCGTTGCCCATGTAAAAGATGTTTCTGCACCTTGGAAGAAGGTTGCCATCTCATGTGTTTGGTCTTTTGTTACTACTTCTGCCCAATTACCTGACAAACAATCTTCTTTTACAATACCAAGTAAGGAATGGACACTATCTAGTTGTGGTTTAGGTGTACCATTTACTTCACAAAATACTTTTTGAACTTTTCCATTAGACATCAAACCTACTACATTTCCTTCTACTAAATCCTCATTTGCTTGATAAACATGTAATTTCCATTGTGGGAAAGACAATTCTAATTGATTTACAGATGTTGCTTTTCCTAATTTAATTCTGTCCAAACTATCCGCAGAAGTTATTGTAGGTGCTGCGGTAGTAATCCATCTTTCTATTCCTTCGTCGGGAGTCGCACTATAATTAGGATAGTATTCTTCTCCAGGATTTAAATCATAAACTCTTTCCGCTGTAGAATCTGTATCTCTAACTTCAACAAATTCACCAACCGCACCATCTTGTTCCACTATCCCTAACAATGAATGAACATAATTAATTCTTGGAAAACAAACACTTCCTGTTTGATATACTTGTTGAATTGTTCCGTCTGTTCTTAATCCTACAACTTGTCCTGCCCATACTTTTGCAACCGCTACTTCAAATAAATTATCTGTCCGTAATGGATTATTTAATCTTTTATCTTTAGGTCTTGCATAAGACTGTCCATATTCAAAGGTTGGTTGTCTATAAGTTCCTCTTGCATCGGTATCTGGTGTATTTACAGCTGTAGCCGGTCGAACTTGCATTAAATCAGTATCACGAACTACTATTTTATCTTCCGTTTTTATTGGTCCACCAAAGTCCGCATGATGATCACAATATGCAAATAATACATCTTCTGGGATATACTTTCCGGCTAATGTAGTTTCATATGTATAATCTGGAATTTTAAAATCTACATAAGATCCTCCGGTTCCAGGAGTACCTACAAGAGTGCTAGGAAATTCCATACTTGATGCCCAACTTCCATTATGTTCTCCATCAAGCACACTAGCAAATTTTATTGCATGACTTGAATTAGTACTGTCTTCTTGCCAAAAACGATATGTAACACCTTTAATAAGTTTTATTGGCCATGCATTATCATTAATATTCACACCATCAAAAAGAAAATTAGAACTTGCAACTGTTACCGTTATTTCTCGTAATGCAGAATTCGGATATTCTATTGTAGATCTTGAAATAACTCTTTGGTTAAACATTTCTATTGGCAGAAACGTTTCTGTATCAATATATGTTGCAACGCCTGTTAAGTTTGGTAATGAGGCCGTTGCCATTCTTATAGGTAAAGTAGGCTCTTTCCACGACAATACTGAAATAGTAGCATCACCAACTAATTCAATAGTTTCTTCACCATAAGATACATATGTTGTAATTGTAGGCATTACAAATTGGCCGTCAGGGGAACGATACTTTCCTAATATACCTATCTCTAACCAATAATCTGTGCCTCCTTTACGTACTAGATCCGGATTTCCATCTCCACCTAGGCCCCAATAGGTGTCGGGCGGTCTTTGTGCTCCTGCAGTTGCACCGGCAGCATTGGTCGAATGTATTGGGCCCCATCTATTTTCTGTATTATAGTGAGTTGACTTGCCCCATAATGAAACTCCGCCATATGCACTGTGGCCTGTACATTCATTTCCTTCATAGTGACCAGGCCTTATATATTCTGCGATTACATTTGGATACCAAGGAGCAATTTTCGTACTTTCATTAAGGGTATTTGTTTGATCATGCTCTATAAAATGGTGCTGTATTTCAACCCTTCCAGCTACTGATTGCTGGTATGGAGTATTTGAAGCAGGGCCAAATTGTCCTTGTAAATCTCCTCTATAATTCTTTTCATAATCCCATCCGAGACCATTTAACCAAGTAGTATCATCAATTCTTCCTAAGTGAAATGCAAAATTAGTCTTTGATGTATCAGAACCAAATCCTACTGTTCGTGGATCCAAAAATTCAACATGATAATTATGTATGATACCTACATCAAAATTAATTAATCCATCTACACTGGTATAAGGCATCATTGTTTGATTATAGCCCTTCCTCATATCCTTATCAATTGGGCCATATTCTGGAACATACGATGGAGTTCTATCAACAAACAACTCCATTATCTTCTCTGTTTCAGAATCTGCATCGATTGACATACTTATAATAAATTCAATGCCTATTTCCCCAAATACGTTCCATCCAGCAGGGTGAACAAAAGATCTTACCATATCTCTAAATTCACTAATTTGAATATCAGATCTTAAAACATATGAAAAATCTTGATAATAATAAGAATCTTGTATTCTAATAATATCACTAACCATTCCTAATTTGGATTTAAATGTACCGGGATAATTTGTTATAGTAGTTCGTTTAGCGGTAAAGGTCGCGTTATTATCACCTGTAGGTGCAGTAACTATAGGAACAGTAGTATAGTTTATACCAGCTTGTGAAATTACAACAGATTTAATAGCACCGGTTTTTAAAGCGCCAGATCTTAATACAGCATTATTACCATAATTCGAAATTGCTTCATATGACTTAACATTTGATGATGCAAGGGCAGCTGTTCTAGCACCAGAAAGTGATATTACAGTTTCCCCAGCTGTAAAATCATCCTGCGGTTCCAATATCATAAATGTTTCTGGTTCATCTGCAGTATTAAATCCTTCGTATTCAATTTTTCCACGTGATGTAATATCAACAATCTCCATCTTATCCATATGCAAATCATATGAAGTAGAACTTGTTGTATTAACATATAAAAATAATGAATGATATGAATTAGTAGGATGAATAGTAAATTTGCCTTCATATGTATAAACTTGATCTTTATTAGTAGTAGCAACATCTTTATAAATTAGTACTTGTGTTAATCCTCCGGTTGCTCCATCAGATTCAAAATTTACATCTGCGGCTGAACTACCATATTTTAAAATAACATTATTTAAAACCTTACTAGCTCTAAAGCTTACTCTTCCAATATATTGATCACCGGGTTTTAATATATTTTCATATTCTTCATCTACGCTATTATTTAAACCTTTAAGTCCAACATATGTTTCTAATTGATCATTAACAGCAATTTTGCCGCTATATGAACCATATATTGTATTTGAAGATTCAATAGAAAGAGTATTATTACCTGTATCAAGTGATGAATCTGTCCAAGATTCATTCCCATTGTAGGATATTGTAACTGCGCCACCTACAGGTACACCTTTTCGTTTAGTTGAAAAAGAATAAAGTCCAGATGTATTATTTTCAAATGTTCCAATGTTATTTAAAAGAACATTTTCATCTTCAAGGGAAAATTGTGTATCTACTTCTTTTACCTTCATTGTACTAAAAGTAGAATTTGCAGTAGAATTAACAATTGGTTGTATTACTTGTACTTTTTTACCTGAAGATTGGCCTATAATATATTCACCAAATTTATATTTTCCTACAACATCTTCACCAAAATTTAAATATGCTAATGCAGCCGTATTTTTTCCTGTAATTGGGTCCTCAAATTCATATGACTTTTTCCCTAAAATAGTTTGATTAGACGCTTCATATGATGGCCCCTTTATATAATCAATACCAGTAGTTATAACTTGTACATTAGAAATAGCACCGAATGGTGTAAAAGTATATTCTGTTGCTCCGTAATAACTATCAATGGAATAAGTATTATCCCCTAATTGATTTCCTTCTATTTCATAATAACTAGCCGGTTTAATTGAATTGATTTGAAACAGACTTGATTTACCAGGAACGGCTGTAGTATTTGCACTATAATATAAATCTCCATAACTATTTTGAACAAAGTTTGATGATATGTCACTTTCTATTACATAAACAAAGCATGAAGAATTCACTGATGGTCCAGCAATTGTGCCTTTGGTTCCTGTTTTAGAATCATATATGTAAAACCCTGGTTGAATATCATCTTCAAAATTCACTGTAGCTAAAAGAATATTATCACCTTCGTCTGCTGTACCATCTGTACTATTAATTACAATCCTACCATCACCTTCTTCAAGTAAAATATTTGCTCCGCCGTCCTCCTCATCTTGATTTATTACCTCCGCTACCCATGTAGTAGTATTACTTGAACTAAAATGGGTATTAATATTTTCAGGATACCTTACATCACCTGGATCATCAACAGAAAATGAAAATGCATTTAAAGAAATAGCGGCTGGAGCTTCGCCACCTTCTGCGGTTGAAATTACTTTATTAATTACCGAATCTGAAGTTCTAAATTTTCCTGTTTCAAGAACTCCACGAATAGCGCCAGTGTGATTAGAACCTAAAGTTCCGGTGCTATTAACTATTAACATCTCGCCGCCCATATAGCCATTACCACCATCATCAACAATAATTTCATCAATGGCACCATTAGCAGTTGACCCTACACGAGCAACAGCACCTTTTCCAGCGCCACCTGTAATTATAAGTTCATCGTTAACTTTATAAGCTGTACCATTACTTACAATATCAATTTCACCAATAACCGCAATACAAGTTCCTCTTGAAGATTCCTCTGGAAATGGCAGTGCTTTAACAGGATCGGAAGAACTATCACTACCCATAAGTTCATCTATAGTTGATTCTGTAACGTCGACATATGCTTCAATTGTTGCTATTGTTTCGCCGGGTTGAAAATCAGAATAGATATCAAAACGAGCATCATACCCTTTAACATAATCTGTCAAATATAATTCTGTTACTGCAGTCGATCCTTCAACATAAGAAATAGAATTATCAACTGTTGCTGTAGCTTGAGAAAGTTCGCCTTTAATAACTTTACTATTAAAATCATCAGGATTTAGGGCAGTACCTGTATAAACTTTAATCGACTGCGATGAACTCCATGTTCCATCAGAAGGTCTTAATAATCTTTCTTTTGGATATATAAAACTTAATTGATCAGAACCATATACAGTTCTCCATAACCAAAGAAAAGAATCTTCTGTACCTCTACTTCTATAAATGTCTCTTGCAGTTTTGACTGCTTGTCGTAAATCACCAACTGCACTAAAAGGAATATTTTGTAAGAAATCTTCTCTAAATTGTTGTAACATGTAGTTATCTGCAGCATCTACATCAGTCATTAAATCTATGTCAGCTGCGCCACGAAGAGGATTTCTCAACAAATCTTTATCTGTTTTCCCCACAGTCGCTTTAGCTCGAGTTGATCTACCTCTAACAGACTCCCCATGCATTAAAACTATTCCATTAATAGGTCGCGCAAATAATAAGTGAGGACTTAAATTATATTTCGGAGAAGTTGTATTTGCTGTTTCCAAATATTTGCCGGCTGGTACATCTTTTGCTTGGATACCGGTTACTAAACATTTGGAACCTGATACGGCACCTTCGATTACTTCACCAATAGCGAATGTAGCATCAGTGCCTCTTTCTGATTCAACTATAATTTCAGTATTAGCTGTTCCATCTTCTGGTGAGTCTTCCTTTACAACTCTAGAAGCGGCAGTATATTCTGTATAAGAAGTTGAAGGAGGATCTTTTATTGCTATGCCGTAGTTGCCACCATTTGCGCCACCTTTTCTAGGCATATAAAATATAAGGCCTTTTAATTCTTCTAATTCTAATTCATAAACTGTTGAACCATCATCTGTGGCGGCTAGAGCAGGACCTTTATTTCCATAAACAGGATAATAGTGCCCGAACTGCATTCCTGCTTCAGTAGATTCCGCATCGTCTGAAGGCTCATAAATAAAATTTCTTTGATCTAAAGCAGTTCCTCTAACATAATATGCTCCATCATCATCTTCTTGGACAATATTATATTCATCTAATTCTAAATCAGTATATTCTATTTGATAGGATTCTAAAAATTCAAAATACTTTGTCATGAAGACAGGAAGATTACTTCCCTCTTCGGTAAAGAAAGCCGGTAATTGATTTTGAATTATTTCAGATATTCTATTGTCGGCCATTATGCAGTATTAGCTCCAAAAATTACTTGCGCGGGAATCTCATCAGAAGTTGCAATCTTAAAGTCACCAGTGAGCAATGAAGTATCAGAAATCATATTAACTACAACATCTTTCTTTTCAACAACAATAACTTGTTCTCTTACGGGAGTTATATCTAAAACGTTGGTTTCTACATATACTTCGATTGTATTATTATTTACAACAGCTTCAACTGTTATAGGTTTAAACGCAACTAAGGTCATTTTACCAGTAGTATAATCTAATGCTCCAACATTTGAATCAATAATAGCTGTTTCCCCAGCTGCTTCTTTTACAACTTGTATAATTCCATCTTTATCAGCTAATGTACAAGCATTTTCTACAACTTCAGTTGCTTCATTAGTATATTGAAATTTTGAAGATGTTAGTGTACCTTTATATCCAACATATGGATATTTTAATTGATTTGAAAAATTTTGTGCATAGTTAAATGCTTGTGCTAATTCTACTACTACTCGTTTAAATAAAAGTACCGTTGTTTGGTTATTTAAAACGGCAGGATCAGTATTATCAATTAAAGTAGTTAATCGAGAATATCTAAACCTTAAATCAAATTTTCCTAATTCATTTTCATTATAACCCAAAGCCACTCTAATAATATTTTCACCTATTTCTTGTGCGGATTGAATTGTTGCATTTGGATTAAATCTAACATCTGAATTTATTTTTAAATAAAGATAATCAGGAGCAACAATTACCGGAGTAACGGAAACCATATTCTTTCTCAATAAAATATCATTTTTAATAGAAGCTTTATCTTTTGAGGTTAAATATAATCCGCTTTTAGGTTTTACTGCAATATATGCTTGTCCATATCTTGGAGGATCATTTTCTTCACCTCCCCAACATGTTACAGATTCAGCATTAACCCATTCTTTTTCTACAATTCGTTTATAATCATTTAAAGTAACACATCTATTTTGTGTTTCATATAATTTAGGTGCACCATATTTTATTTGTTCTATTGTTTCTCTGGTGGCACCTCCATAACCTGATGTTGTCGCAGTTACAGCAACATTTCCATATCCGCCTATTAGATCAACTGCGGTAAAAGTAGATGCTTTATTTGTAATATCTCCATCAGAAATATTTGCTGACAAAATTACTTGGCTTCCATCTGCTGGTCTAAAACCTACTTTATTATCTCCAAATTGAACTTCAAATTTCCCATCAAATTCTTCATACAAAAAATATACTTTAGATGTTGCTGTTACTTTAACGGTATCACTTACTTTATTATAAGTATCTATTATTGTAGCTGTTGGGGAAGCTTTTACTGTAACTGATAATGTTGTAACATCTGTAGTTGGATTTGGTAAAAGAAATTTTTGTTCCTTATCAGAATAATCAACCGCGTACTTATGAGTTAATCTTATACCTTGGTTTAATTGTACATCATCAACTGTAAATCTACCATCAGATCCAATTATCGCGTTATATGAATTCGCAGTCGTAAAAATATATTTGTTATTATCTATAATTGAAGAAAATCTCCTATCTTTTTCTACAACCATTGTAGTAGCAGTATCGTTTGGAGTAATATTCAATGTAACAATTGCTTTTGTTCCTTGAACAGATCTAGGCGTATAGCCCATTTGTTTTGCTTTTTGAACAACAGAATTTCTAAGTTCTGCTGTGTCTAAAAACATTTCATTTGCTAACATATTTAAATAAAATGAATTATAATAAGTATTATATGCTAGCATATCCATAATTACATCCAGTCCAGATCCAGCGAAGTCAAAATTTGCAAATTCACTTTGACTTTTTAAAAAGGCTATCATATTAGCCTTAATAGCCGGCATATCTAGTTCTGAAACATTTAATTTTGCTACATCTGTTGCCATTCCTTACCTATACAAAAAAGTTTCGAATTCTTCCGAAGTCATTTGCCCTAACAGTGAAAAAATAATCTGTATTCTATATCTGTTACGATCTTCTTCTGATATTACTATTATGTCTCTTATAGTAGCACGAGGTTCTAATACTCTTAATGCATCCGCAACTCTTTGTACTACTCTAACTTCTGTCATTGCATTCATTGGTTCAAATAATAAATCTTGAATACCAGCACCAATTTCGGGATGACCTAAACGTTCATTTTGCCTTGTTTGTAGAATATTACGCATGGATTGTTTTATAACAGTAGCATTTCTTGTTTTAATAAGATCGCCTGTTACCGGATGGACTTTAAAAGACAAATCTACATCAGAATATATTGTTTGTTGCGTATCTGGATCGTATTCTATTTCAGTGTATTGAGTTTGAGCCACAGTATTTCCTTATTCAATTTATTTATATTACCAGCCTTCATTAGCAAGCTTATCCAAATAATCATAAACTTCATCTGCTTGAGCATTAATGTCTATTAAATAATCTTCGAATTTATTTCTACTAGCTTGTATTTTATCATCCTGTGCTTTGGCTGCTTTTTTACCAATAGACAATTCAAAATCCCAAACATCATGAAAAGCAAGATTTACGGGTGGTGAATCTGCGCCACCTGTTTGAATAATAGAATCAATTGCTATATGCTGATCATCAATAACTTCTTGAATATATTTTGTAAATGTTCCCTCAGTAAGAGTTACAATTAAAAGATCATCTTGTGATACACCAATAGCATTCCAAGTTTCAGCAATTTCTTCTTCTTCTTCTAATATCATTTCAACACCTCCACCACCAACAAACCCTGTTGATTCCGGAACTGTCCCATTTATTTCTATAATAGTTCCAACTGGATATTGTGTTGTAGTTCGAAATTTTCCTTCAGCAGCCTGACCAAAACGAGAACCTTGTTCATGTTTTGGTAATGTTTTATATTCAGTCCCTGAAACAGTCATGAAAGTAGAAATAGTATTCGCCCTCGCTTTAAATTCTCGTAATCTATATCCTGGATGATAATAATGAGTAGCATTAGCATTATTTTCTGTTTTATACTTATAATCTGTGTCCCAATCGTCTTTCCGTAGGACTACATCATAAGGTAAAGCTTCTTCTAAATCAAGCTTGAACGGTTCATCAAGAACAGCTACAGTTGTATTTGACAGATACTGAACAGTTCTTACTGAGTCTGATCCTGGATTACTAGGATCCATAATAGTGATTGTTGTATTCTGTTTTACTTGTCTTTGACCTGCTTCAAAATCATCAACTTCGTCTACAAATTCACCTTTCAAAATTAATAATGATTTTCCTTTAGATCTTAAACTACCAGGAATCACATCTGCATCTGGTGTTTCTAGAATCGTATTAATTTCTACTGTTATCAATATTTCATTAATTCTTTGTACCAATAAATCCAATTCATTTAAATCATTATCTCTCAATCCAATGAGTTCATAAAATACGGCTTCATTTGCGCCAGAAGATAAAAACTTGGGAGGGCTTTGAGTTGGATCCATTACCCCATAAAGAGGTACATCATTTATTTTTTTTCTTAAACTAGCAGCGCCGCCACCAGTACCATTTAACTTTTTTAAAATATCACCTAAAGCTTTTTTTGTTGCTTTTAAAAAATCTAATTTTGCTACTCTTAATTCTTCAGGAGTTCTAGGATCACCAACTATGACTTCTTCATCCTCTTCTCCAATAGATCCAGTTGATTTCCAATATACTGCATTAATAATATTTTTACCATCCCAATCTTTTATTAATGGTAATTCACCTGATGTACCATTTAATAAACATTCATAATTAACACCTTTATAATATAATAAATCACCTGCATTATATGATTTTTCATCTTTAAAAATAGGTGTTGCTAATTCATCCATCTTCGCGGATTGTTTTTCTTCAGCTGGTGTTTGTTTTCTTAAACCTAATAATAATGCTAAAGCTTCAATAGATTTAATTAATGGGCCTCCTGTTGGGCCTCCACCTAAGAAACAAACACCGGCACAAAACTTTAATGCTTCTGGTGGTTTACGAGGCCCTCCAGCTGCTAACATTCTAGATCTAAATTCAGTTGTGCCACCTAATTTAGGGGCCAAATATAAAGTGTATATTCCGGCTGCAGGAATACCTATCGCAAATAATTCTAGAATTTCTGTAACTTCATTAGAAAATGCTTGAAGTTCATCCATTTTTGAATCTAAATATTTTATCATTGGTTCAATTGACTTCTTAGCACTTTGAACTGTTCCTTTCATTCCTCTAACGTGACCTTCAGTTCTGTCTAAAAGCGCGCCCATTGGAGGAATTAATTCTTCTAATCTCTTCCCTCTCCAATCTGGTTTTTCAGGCTGGCCTCCATCATAAAATTCTTCAACTATTTTTCCAGCAACACAGATTCCGTCATCAATTTGGGCATATTCACTTCCAGCTGGACTACCTGCAACGGATGGGTCCTCATCTCCGGACTTCTCCGCATATCCTCCATCGGCATATGTGATAGTGCTGGGTAATGGATAGCCTGTATCGTCTAGTTCAACAATATCTTTCTTTGTAGTTGGTAAAGCCTCAAAAACAATATCACCTTTTTTAAATTCGTCCCCTGAAGTAATATATTCAATTTCTAATTCTTGTTGTTGATAGGGCACTAAATTTTTATTTACTCTAATTTGAGTATGTCTTTTTCTAATTTCGCTAGATGTTAATTCAATATTATGTGAATCTGTCAAATGGGAAGGAGTTGTTAATTCCTGTATTATCATACTTTCAGTACTGATGACATTAATAACCCTCGCTTTTACACCTGCTCTATTATTCATCAAAATTTTTGGGGTTTTTTTCTGGTCCATAACATTAAACTGGCCCATTGTATCATCTTCTTCTTCATAGCCTCCACTCGCCCCACCTACATTCCCCGTGACCACCCCCCCGACCGAGGTTGCTTTAATATTTTTATTACTTATCCAAGATACTTTTATAGTATGTTTCTTTTTGGCATTTTTAGTCCATATTGCCTTTACACTTTTTATTAATTTTTCAAAAGATTCTAAATCAATAAGTTTTTGAAAGGCTTCTAAAATCTCCATAAACTTATCAAAATCTGGCGCGCCAGCAATAATAATAATTCCACCTACAGTTGCAGAAGGTGTAAATATTGGTCTGCCAGACAAATAATAATCTTCAGACATTACAGTGTCTGCAGAAATATCTTGGCGTCCAACAATTTTAGGTGTATCATTTTCATCATCAAAAGACCTATCAATAGTTTGTAATATCCCACCAGGTGTAAGAGTTATTAATCCTAATGCCTGATTAATGTATATAAAAGCATTTTCTGTGGTTAAATCAATATCACCATCAAATTTTTTGAACGTAGTATCTTCAACATATAATTGTTCGCCTGAATCAATATCTTTTGCTAACACATCAGTTCCCAGATTACTTGCTTTTGTTAGCTCAAAAGGCGGCTTCTTAGCCCTCGTTGCCTTTGCATAATATTTGCCACCTATAAATAATCCTCCTGTAACAGGGTGTCTTTGTAAAGTACTTTTAGCGTCAACTGATTCAGCGTGAACAGGCAAATAATAAAACCCTAATCCTCGTAAATCTTCTAATAATTTTAAAATTTCATCCAGAATTGCATCAATTGCGGCAAAAAGCGGATCTACAGTAGCAAGCAACAATGCTTTATTAATTTCGTAAACGTTTTTAATAAAAGCTGCATTCTCTTTATGAAGTTCTAAACCTTTTTGAGCGGCTTCAAAAAACCCTTTTAAATGTGATATATCACCTAGGGTTTGGGAAGACCATTGATCAGCTTGTTCGTCCGCCATCTTTTCCCTTTTGATGTTCTATCAATGTATTTTTTACTCGTGTCATTAATTTATTTTCTAATTCTATTAATCTTTGTGTTTTTCTCATTAATTCAAACAACTTGGGGTGTGGAACAAATCTATCTGGTTGTTGCCATTCTTCTTCTTTTTGATCTTTCATATTAGTCTGCCATTAATGCATTTAAATTTGCTTGATCTTCAACAATAGATGTATACCAATCTTCAGTTACATTTGGTAATGTTTTATTCAAAACCGGAGGCCCGGTTGGCCCCAGATCCATATATCCATGTGTATGATCGCCCATTACTTTATAAAGTGTAGCTATAATATTTCTTAAAGAAGTTACATCATTCTTTATAGAAATTAATCCTGTAGCATCTATTGCTATTGCGCCCCCTGCTGCAGTTTCCAACGTAAAAGTACTTCCTGCTCCCATAGCTGAAAGAAGAATACTAGAACCACCTTTATCACTATTTGCTAGTGAAATTTCACCTGTTTCATTTTTTATCGTAAGAGATCCAAATAGTGAAAATAATTCTATATCAGCACTGATTTTATCATCTGCCGGCATCATTGCCAAATAACCGCCAGCCGAAGTCTTTGCGGCAGACGGACTAAACGCCGGTAATTCATTCATTTGTATCATAATGCCGCCAGAGTTTTTTACATCTGCACTTCTTATATCAATAACTCCATTTTGAACCGAAACTTGTTTGCCGTATATTTTCCCTTGGTTCATTACATTTAATCCAGTAATTACTTCTTCTGAACCATGAGATATATTTTGTTGAAAACTTTGGGCCGCCATAGACATGCTGCCCATTGCATTCATGGCCAATGTACCAGCATTTAATGTTTGGGTTCCATCTACATTTTCTTCTCTATCTCCAGCAACCTTTGTTGCTTGCCCTGACTTAGCTCCAGGATCAGAAGGATTTAAACTAGGATTTTCATTTGGTGTTTGTCCTTGTTCAACTTTCGGTGCATTGAGTTTAATAGATTCTTTAGCATTAAATTCAATTCGTTTAGCATTAACAAATGTTACCCCATTTCTAGTATACATTTCAATATTACCATCTTCAGCTTCTAAATGTACATCTCCTCTTCCGCATACTCTTAACCAATAATCTTCTGAACCACCTTTTGAGGCAACAGCTAATTCATATCCATAATCTACAGATTCATATTTATTACCGCCTATTTGATCATACCTATCCCTCATAACACAAGACCACATATCTCTATTTGCTTTATCAACAACATCACCTGTTGGTCCCATTTCTTTGTAGGAACCCGTTCTATGCATCCAATGCAATCTTTCAGAGGTTGGTGTATCATCTATTTCTATAACATGACCACTCTCGGATTGATGAACATGGTTATAAGGATACGTTGCATCATAAGGTGATTCCGGTTCTCTAAAATATGGCGATCGACCTAAGGGCTCCGGTTGGCTTGGTTTAGAGAACTTTCCTAATGTCGGCATTCGAACATCTTTTTTAAGTTGAAGAGGGGAATCAGCATTTCCAATTATCTGAATTGAACCTGGTTCGGTGCCCGGCTTTACTCTATTCATAAGTTTAGCTGATGCATCCGCAAACCCTCTTGCCAACCTAGGTGTAGTAGGTTCATTTAAAAATCTTATATTAGGAAAATTATAAGCAAAATCCCAAATCTCTTTATCCTCGTGCTTTTTCGGATCATCTGTGCGCTCAGTGATCTTAACACCATTATTCATATCTAATTCAATTTTTAAAGGAAATTGAGGAATATCTGTAAATTCGACTTCCGCTTCAATAATTTCACCAGTATCTTCGTCGATCTGAAATGGTTTGGGATTCCAAGTTCGTGGATCATTAAACCCATCCCGTGGATCACACGCTTTATCAGGTCTTCCTGGTAATGTCCCTAGCATAATAGGATCTGATGCATCTTCTCCATCTTTGAAAAACGCTAAAACCCAAGTTCCTTCAACTGGACCAGTTGGACTTGTCCCAACTTGAGTTTGAGAAGCAGAAGTAAGTGGCATTAAAGGAAAAGACCAAGGCAATGTCGATGTTGGTAATTCTAATTTATCTCTCGTGTGCCAGCCTAAATATCTTACTCGACATCTTCCCATATATAGAGGATCATATCTATCTTCAACGACGCCAACTGCCCAAATAAAGCCTTCACGGCCCATAAAATTTGTTTCCATTATCCTACTCTATATTCGACATTGCGTCAAGATCTTGTTTAGTAATATTCTCATTCGAGCTAACTGGGTCCGGGGTTTTATCCCCAAGCCGCGATGCTAGAATTTCTTCTTTACTAGTGTTATTCCCGCTTTTGTTCGTATTTAATCTTTGATCAAATGCAGGTAAATCATGATCCCATGAATCTTTTCTAATTTGAACATCCATTGTATATTTCATCATGTTAAAATTGTGTTTAATTTTTGTTATCAAATATCTGCCGCTTAAAAACTTATCATATTGGCCTGTTTCCGGATCCACATCACCGGCTCCGATTTTCTGAAGATTAAAAGAAGGGGCAAAAAAACTTATAATTTCTCCAACTCTTAATGAAGAATCTCCATTCAGTTTAAGAGTAAGTTTAATATTATCTAACTGTTGTAATTGTGAATCTCTTAATTGTTTTCTTCTTTCAAGATTACTTTCTTTTATACCAGCTTCCTTTCCGCCACCAGCCGATTTTCTATTTTTTTCATAAAGATAACTATGATTAAAATCTGTTGCCATAAATTTTATCTTAGCAGCTTCTCCCCCAGAATTATCATTTAAAAGATCATTTTTATCTGAACATAATTTCCCGGCTGAATGTGATTGAGATAATGATAAAGTTAAATCTGGTATTTTCTTTTTTGAGATCTCCGCCGGAGGGTGATGACTAGATGTGGTGGTCATGCCATCAGGACTTTCTGTTTCAGTATTCGGATCTTTTTCAATATAACGATACCCTGTAATTTCATATCGCATTCGAGTCATATCATGTGTTATCAATTTTGATGCGTACATGCCTTCCCGTAAATTATCAACAATATCGAAAAGACCATCAACTTCCCATTCTAGTACTCTATTTGTTATATCGCCTGGCTTATTTGGATGCATTATTGGTTCTGGTGTTGCATAAACTTCTCTTTTACCCTTTTGTCGGTTCATTATAGATTCTAAACTTTCAAATCTAAACGCGGAAAATGTTTCATAAAACATATATAAAGCTCCGCCAGTTTGTTTTTCTTCTGCTCCACCTTCATCTGCATTTTCAGATTCAGGTTCATTTTTTGATAATGCCTTTTCAGCTAAGTCAGCAAAAACTTCAAACGGTTTTTTAAAAGGAAACGAAATATTCTGTATATCAGTAGTTGGTTCAATTATTAATGGTTTAACTTGCTGCGAACCGCAATAACTAAGATAATCTGATTGTAATGGCCAAATAATATCATTTTTATAGATGTCTCTAATAACTTCATCAATAGTAGTATTTGTATATCCTCTACTAATTCGAGTTTTTTCATTAATAATTGCCTCTACAGAACAGCAATGTAAAACATATTTTTTTACTCTTTCAGAAGTTGACACTATAGCTGATGTTGATGTTACTCTAAAAACCTTATCAAGAACAGAATCCCATTTCTTATAGTCTTTATCCGCCGTGTTATCGCCCTCGCCGGCCGTCACACCTTGTGTTGATGCTACAATATGAATAAATTCTTCACCAATGATAGGAATTATTTCTCTCAACCCAAATGATTCAACTATAGCAACATCCATTAACAAATAAGGTTTAGAAATATCCTCATAAAGAGATATAGTATCGAATATTGGTATTATATTGATCACTGCACCTTTGGCGCTATCGCCGCTAGTGATATGAGGGGACATAATATCTAATGTATCAACAATATAATCACCGGTGCTCCGCGTCTCCGGTTCTTTGGAACTGCCGGGATCCAATGGTGATGTTGATGGAGTTCTATCTCTAACATCCCAAGCAGGCAAATTTTGACCAGCGCTGGTTGTTTCATCTGGCATATCGTAAATTATCCGTATCGTTTAGATTGTGCTTCTTTAAAAATACTTTCAATATATTGAAGGTCAATTACTTTAATATTTCTATTTCTTTCATTTATTTGAAATTCGTGATCATATTTTGTTATTCGTGATCGAACCGTATCTGACAAAACATTCCATGTTTCATAATCAACTACAACTTTTATCTCTTTTTCAGTATCTGTTTTCGCTTGAATAATTTGATGATATTCATGAATTATTTTTCTTGCGCGTTCTGCAGATCCATATTTACTTTGAAGCAATTTTCTAAAATCTTGTGAACTCAAAGGCCAATCAAAATAAGGATTAAACATCCTATTTGCTAAAAATATAACCCAATCATATTTAACATTACCATAAAGCATATATGATGTTATATCTGGTCTTTCAGTATCACCAATAGTATGTTGATCAAACTGTATACCTTTATCTATAACATTTTGTTTTATTAAATTTCTAACAAATATATTAACAGCAGTAGATGTATCTAAATATTTACTTTTTGTTATATTATATTCAACTTTTGGTAGATAAGAAAAATATGACATTAAAATCCTTGTGTGACATCTTCTTTTGTTATAATAACCGTTTCAGTAAATGTAAGGGTCATTTTAATTTCAAAAGGTGCTCCATCTTCAAAGAAAAATGGTACCCCTGCTGCAGCGTAATTAACCACGCAAGCATTACATACGCTTCTTGCTATTTTAAAAGGTGCGGCACCTATGGTTAATCCGGTATAACTAGTACCGGTTTTTGTTCCATTATGTCCAAAAATAATATTAAATACATTTGGAAAAGAAAAAAAGTTTGAACCCGCGCCTCTTTTACGTGTGCCGAACGCTGCACCTGCTAGCTTTCCACTACCTCCTGCATCTCCCAAATGGGAATCTGCATAACCGGGTAATGTTGCTTTTCTAAAAAGTTGTATAATTTTTCGTATTGTTTCGGATTCGTCGCTTGATTTCGCTATCATTGGAAATTCAAAAGCAAATTTTCTAAATTTACCCGGACCTTGATATAATAAAGACATTTTGGGATTAACAGCCACATTTGTACCACCTATCGCTCTTTTTAAAAAATCATCTTTTTTAATTAAGTTACTAACTGAAGCTTCTACAATACTTGAAACTTTGCTGCCAGAAGTTACTGAATCAGCAATGGAGGATAAAGCTTTCGATACATCAACCTCTTTTCCCGAAGTAAAATATGGAGTTAAGGCTTTTGCGGCTTCCTCTGAAGTTTCCGTTAAAACAGTACCTAACCCTTCTTGTTCTGCATATACTGCTTCCGATGTGGTAATCATCGCTTGTGCGCTCATAGGTAGTGCTACCGACCATTCCATCTGTCCGTCTCCGCCGCCAAATTGTGCAGGATAAGAATTGAACATAACCCAATGTGCTTCATCCAATGTTTGTAATTCCTTAGGATAATGTAATGGCGTGTCCATTTAATTCCTCTGTTTTTGTTATAAATAGGTCTATAGCGCGTTATATTATAAATTATTTATATTGAAACAAACATGGCTTATAAAGGAAAATATAAACCTAAATATCGTAGTAAATATAAAGGCGATCCTACTAAGATAATTTATCGAAGTTTGTGGGAAAGGCGTTTTATGGTATATTGCGATGAAAACCCAAATATTATTAAATGGGCCAGTGAAGAAGTAATTATTCCATATAGGTCTCCACTTGATAAAAGAATACATAGATATTATCCTGATTTCTGGGTTAAAACTAAAATGCATGATGGATCTATTGAAACATCATTAATTGAAATAAAACCTAAAAAACAAACTGTTCCACCCAAAAATACAGGTAGAAAACGAAAGAGTGGAAGATTTTTATTAGAAATAAAAAGATATGGGGTTAATGAAGCAAAATGGAAAGCTGCATCTGCAGTTTGTAAAAAGAAAAAATGGAAGTTTATTATATTAACTGAGGATCAATTACTATCTAAATAATACATGGCA